ACAAGGATGAAACCGAAGCTGCATTGGGGGCTCAGATCGCCGCTAAGAAATCTCCTGCCACCCTGAACGGCTTGCCTTGGTGATCTGATGACACCCGAGATGATCTGGAGTGCCGCCCTGTCTGGTGCCTTGGCCTTCTTCGGCTGGGTGCTGCGAAGCCATGCCGACGAGGTGAAGCGGCTGCAAATCCTCTTAAACCGCACTCGTGAGGATTACGCGACCAAGGCCGACCTGCACTCTGACATCAACCGGGTGCTGGCGCGGATCGACAACCTTGACGCCAAGATCGACCGGTTGCTGCAAGGCATGACAAAGTGACTTTGCCGTTGGTCTGGGTGGCTTACACCCACATCTGGATCGACGGGCGCATGGTATTTGTCAAGATTTGCAGGTATACTGCGGACGTAGCACTGGCGGTTCATCCGCTTTTCCCCTGCCCGCCGTCTTGGAACCTGTGATGTTCGACCCAGTTAGCATTGGCATGGCCATCTCTGTCGGCAGCAAGGCTTTCGGCCTGCTGAAGCAAGGCATTGCTGCTGGTCGCGAAATACAAGACATGGCGGCCCAGCTTTCGGAATGGGGCAAGGCTGTCTCTGACATTGCCTATGCGGCTGAAAAAGCCAACGAGCCCCCGGGCGTGTTCAAGACGCTCTTTGGTGGCGACACTCAGAAAAGTGCCATCGATATTTTCGCCGCGCAGAAGCAGTGCGAGCAGCAGCGCAAAGAGTTGCGTCAACTTATCAGCTACACCTACGGCAACGATGCTTGGTTAGAGTTTCAAGCCATTGAGCGTCGGGTGCGAGAGCAGCAAAGAGAGCAGGTCTATCGCCGCCGGGAGTTAATCGAAGGCATCGTGGAAGCTGCGCTCTGGACAGGCATCATCTTGGCAACAAGCGTTATCGCTGGCTTTGGTCTATACTTCTGGGGCCGCTATTTGGGGAGGTGGTGATGGTGCTAGAACATTGGGTATGGCCCGCCTTTGCCGTGGGTATTGGACTGATCTTTTACTTCAGCGGCGATGGCTTTTATCGATATCCTTGCCAAGACCCCGTGAACTGGGCTGCGCTTGAGTGTACCCCGCCGGTTTGCCTTCGCACCCAAAACTGCGCCACTGATCTGACAGGAGCTTCAGAATGAAAAAGAATGACCCTGATTTTCTTGAAGCCAAGCTGCGTTACTTTGTAGGTGTCTCGCTGACACTCATACTCGGGGGCAGCATCTTCATCATCTTGTATTCTCTCGTTTTTGTAACTCAGCCGCTTGGTGAAAGCTCTGAAAACGACCGGGCACTTTTTGCAATTTTGACCCCCATCACGTCCTTTCTGGTTGGTGCGCTGGGTGGGGTTCTCGCCGCAGGAAACAACCGCAACAAGGGTGGCAATGACGAGCCGCCAGCACCACAGGAGTATCAAGAATGATCGGCAAGCTGGTTGGAATGATGATCGGCCGCAAAGCTAAGGCGAAAGTCGTTGACGCTGTGCTGGACAAGGTGAACCTGCCTGACCCGGTCGAAGGTGCCATCAAAATCGCTGCCACGGGCAACGTGGGTGACCTGCTTGGCGGCATGGGCAAAGACATGGCGCAGGAAGCTGTGCTGGATGCCGTCACCAAGAAGGTGCCGATCAAGAGACCCAAGAAATGAGGTGGATCGTTGCCCTGCTCCTGTCCACGACCTGCGCGACCGCTACGCCCTACGAAATCACGCGAGTGATAGATGGCGACACAGTTGAGATCGCGGTGGACTTCCTGCCCGATCCTCTGCCGCCGAAGCTGTCGATCCGCGTGATGGGTATAGATACGCCGGAGAAGGCACCGCGCGCCCAGTGTGATGCCGAGGCTGCTTTGGCGAAGAAGGCCAGCGCCTTCACCAAGAACGCGGTTGCCAACGCCCTCGAGGTCGATGTCGTTATCCTGAAGTGGGACAAGTACGGGGGCAGGGTTCTGGGCGAGGTCTATCTGGACCACCAGAGCTTAGCAGAGAGCCTGATCTCGGCGGGCCTAGCCCGTCCCTACAAAGGCGAGGCGAAGTCCTCGTGGTGCGAATAGGAGATTTTGAATGACCCTTCTGACCGTAGACCAGCTGCGCGCGATGATCCCCACCAATAAGGAAATCGAAGCTTGGTGCGAGGAGTTGAACAAGGCCTTGCCGAAGTATGGCATCACGACTGACAAGCGCATTGCCGCGTTTGTCAGCCAGTGTGCCCACGAGAGCATGGACTTCAACGCACTCAAGGAGAACCTAAACTACCGCGAGGAGACCCTTCTCAAGGTGTTTCCCCGGTACTTTGGCCCCGGCAAGCGCAACCCCGCAGAGTACGCCCGCAACCCAGAGAAGCTGGCTAACTATGTCTACATGGATGAATTCCGCACCAGCAAGCTTGGCAACACCCAGCCCGGCGACGGTGCAAAATTTATTGGCAGGGGTCTAAAAGCCCTCACTGGGCGGGACAACTACACCCGCTTTGCCAAAGACTACGACATCACCCCAGAGGAAGCCGCAGAGTGGCTGGAGACCAAGGAGGGGGCTCTGGCTTCGGCCCTTTGGTTCTGGAAAACCAAAGGCTTGAACGAGGTTGCTGACGCAGAACCCGGCGATGTGGTGCGCATCACCAAGATCATCAACGGCGGGAACATCGGGTTGGCGGATCGGCAGACGCGCTATGCCCGTGCCATGGCTGCTATGGGTGGCAAGATCGCGGCCTCCGCACCGGCCGCCGCCGCTGCAGCCTCATCGGGCGGCACCCTGCGGCGCAGCTCCAAGGGCGACGACGTCAAGAAAATGCAGGTCGCCCTCGGTCTGACAGCTGATGGCGACTTTGGTCCGGGCACCGAGGCGGCCCTGAAAAAGTGGCAGGCTGCAAATGGATTGACTGCCGACGGAGTTGCTGGCCCTAAGACATTGGCTAAACTCCTCGGTTGATGTAAGATCGCCCAAACTCGAGGGGTGCAGACGTGACCGGACTGACCTATAGCACATATGTGACGCAGATCGCCGAGATGGCGGTCGTCGATCCCGCCGACGTGAATTTCGTCACGATCCTCCCGGCGATGATCGATTACGCAGAGCTGCGCATCTATCGCGACCTCGATCTCATGAGCACGTCGACGTCCTTCACGTCGCCGACGATCCGCCTTAATACGGGCAACCGGAACCTGTCATTCCCCATGACGCTGCCGGATGGCTCTGGCAGTATCGTGGTGTCGGAGCAGATCAACATCATCACCCCGGCGGGAGAGACTGACCCCAACGGGGCAGACGCTTCACGGGTCACGCTTCTGCCAACGACAAAAGAATACCTCGACGTCGTTTATGGCTCCAACGCAGCCGCGTCTCGGGGGCAGCCGCAATACTATGCGGCTTTCAACGAAAACCTCTTCTTTGTGGGTCCGGTGCCGGACCAGACGTACTACGTTGAGGTTGTTGGAACTTATCGCCCCAACACAATGTCGGTATCAAACCCTGAGACGTTTATCAGCCAATACTTCCCCGACATGCTCATTATGGCGTCGATGGTCTACATCTCAGCGTACCAGCGGAACTTCGGCCGTCAGTCGGATGACCCGCAGATGGCGCAATCGTATGAGAGCCAGTACCAGACCCTCCTGCGCAGCGCTGGCGTTGAAGAGGCCCGCAAGAAGTACGAAGGGCCCGGCTGGACGTCGCAATCACCGTCGCCCATTGCATCTCCGACGCGAGGGTAACAGATGCCACACGCATCACTGAAGCTCATCCCCGGCGTCGACCAGAACAGGACGCCTGCGCTCAACGAGGCTGCGATCTCTGAGAGCAACCTGATCCGCTTCGTGCCGGATCGGAATGGTCTTGGGCTGCCTCAAAAGATCGGCGGGTGGACGAGCTACCTGCCGACCCCGATGACGGCCATTGTGCGAGCCCTTTGGGCTTGGGCTGACACGAATGACCAGCGTTGGTTGGCAATCGGCTCTGAAGATGGAGTTTACTCCTTCAACGGGACCGATGTGGAGGATGTGTCACCACAGTCGTACAGCGCAGACCCCACAATGGACTTCAATACGACGTCTGGGTCGAACGAGGTCGAGATCGACGACACCGGATCGAACATCACCAGCTTTGACAGCATCTTCCTGTCGACCCACGTCTCGATTGGCGGGCTTGTGCTGTTTGGTTTCTATTCTTGCGAGGGTTCGACCGTCGACACATACTCAATTTTCTCTCAAAACGTGATCGGATTGCCCATCAATGCCACCAGCACCGTCGCTGCCGGTGGCGCTACGGCGAGCTTCACAACGGCAACGGGCTCAGCATCGGTTTCGGTGACCCTTGCGGATCACAACTTTTCTGTCGGCTCGACCTTTCCGGTTCTTGTCGCGACAACGGTTGGCGGCATAACCCTGTATGGAAATTACATCGTACGAAGCGTTACCTCCAGTTCTGTGTTCGTCATTGCTGCCGAGAACGAGGCATCGTCCGCTGCTACGGTATCTATGAATGGCGGTCGGCCCGACATCACATACTACATCGGCCAGTCGGCCCTGCCTCCAGCGGTTGGATATGGCGGCGGCGGTTACGGTGCTGGCGGCTATGGTACGGGTGTGACGTCAACTGGATCAAGAGAGCTTGCTACCACTGACGCCACTTGCGTTGGTACAACTGCGACCGTTTCCTTCTCTGGGCGATATGACATTCCCGTTGGCTCTCAGATCGAGGTTTCTGGGGTGACACCGTCCGGGTACAACGGGACGTGGACCACTACCGCGAGGACTGTTGGTGCCACGTCGACGGTTTCTTTTACGGTCCCATCAGCCCTTGGGAGCCAGACCGTCGCCGGTACACTGTCTGTCACCCGATTTGGTTTTACCGGGACCACGGACTGGACGCTTGACAACTGGGGCGAGCTTCTCATCGCTAACCCGGAAAACGGCGAGATTTACTATTGGAGCCCGACCGACGGCGGCCAATCCGCAGTGGTCGTCCCTAACGCTCCGAAGGTGAACGAGGGCTGCTTTGTGGCCATGCCGCAGCGGCAGATTATCGCTTACGGCAGCACGTTCTCGGCCATCAAGGACCCTCTGCTGGTCCGCTGGTGCGACATCGGGAACTTCACCAGCTGGGTTGGCACTGTTTCCAATCAAGCGGGCTCTTTCCGCATCCCCAAGGGTTCGCGCATCATTTCCGGCCTGCAGGGACCCCAGCAGGGCATCCTTTGGACGGACCTTAGCGTGTGGTCGATGCAGTACATCGGCCTGCCGCTGGTGTGGTCGTTCAACGAGATCGGCACCGGGTGCGGTTTGATCGGCAAAAAAGCCGCCGCCACTCTGAGCGGAACGATCTACTGGATGAGCCAGAGCCAGTTCTTTTCGCTGGGCGGCGGTGGCGTGAGCCCCATCCCTTGCCCGATCTGGGACGTGATCTTCCAAGACATCGACGAAGAAAACGTCGACCGCGTGGTCTGTGCGACGAACGCTCGTTTCGGCGAGGTGACTTGGTACTACCCAACAATCGGCTCTGGCGGCATCCCGACCAAGTACGTCAAACTCAACACCCTTTTGGGCCAGTGGGACTTTGGCGAGCTGACCAGAACGGCGTGGATCGACCAGTCGGTTCTTGGACCACCCATGGGTGCCGGTGAAGACCGTGTCGTGTACCAGCACGAAGTCACGCAAGATGCGGACGGAACCCCGATCAACGCCTACATCCAGACCGGCTATTTTGCGCTGCAGGACGGTGACCTGAAGACGTTTGTCGACCAGATGTGGCCTGACATGAAGTGGGGCCTGTACGGCGGAAGCCAAAATGCCGAAGTAAAGATCACGTTCTACGTTGTTGACTATCCCGGTCAGACCCCCAAGGTGTCCGAGCATTTGGTGACGCAAAACACGACGTTCATCACCCCGAGAATTCGTGGACGCCTCGTCTCGATCCGGATCGAAAGCAACGATCTTGGCTCCTTCTGGCGTCTCGGCAACATCCGGTATCGCCTCCAACCTGACGGGAAATTCTGATGGCCGCCTCGCTCGATGACATTCTCACAGCCTCAAAGAACATAGCCACGGCTCTGAACCAGCTGGGTCAGACATATTTGACGGTCGAGGGGTCGAAGTCATATACCAACATTACCACGGCAACGCTTGTGCAGTCCGGTCAAGGTCGGATCGCTAGAGTGATCGTGGTGGTGGCTGGGTCGGGAACTGGTGCAATCTACGACGCAGCATCCGCAACTGCCACCAGCGACAAGCTCTTGACCATCCCTACCACGACTGGGATCGGTGAGGCCAACATTCCTGTCAACAACGGCATCGTCGTCGCGCCCGGGACTGGGCAGACCGTCGCCATCGTCTATTCGTGAGGAACGACATGCCGCTCAAGCCCGGAAGCTCGCAGGAAACCGTCTCCAGCAACATCTCCGAGATGGTGCATGCAGGTCACCCACAGGATCAGGCAGTAGCCGCAGCCCTGCGCACGGCCCGTGAGGGCATGAAGCGTGGCGGAGGTATCAAGGTCCATAAGGGCCCGATCCACTCTACCGTGGCGGGCCGCACGGACCACCTGCCGATGCACGTCTCCTCTGGATCGTACGTTATCCCCGCCGACATCATCTCTGCGATGGGCGAGGGCAACTCGATGGCGGGCTTCAAGGTCGCCAAGTCGATCTTCTCGATCTCGGGACCTTACGGCAAGTCGACCGGGAAGATGCCCTACGGCGGCAGCGAGATGCCATATGGCCAGCCTTCACCCCGGAAGGCCGAGGGCGGCGAAGTCGATGCGGTTCCAATCGTTGCGGCCGGTGGCGAATACGTCATCTCTCCCGAGGAGGTCGAACATATCGGCGGCGGTTCTATGGATCATGGGCACAAAGTCCTTGATGCCTTTGTGAAAAAAATGCGAAAAAAGACCATCCAAACCCTGCAATCGTTGCCGGGTCCGAAGAAAGATTAAGGAT